ACTTGAGGCCTGAATTGTGCTAGAGCTGCTTGAAGGTTACCCCCACGGAGCCCACCAGTGGCCGAGGCATTTTGCAGGAGTGCGTTTTCCCCCTGCTGCGTAATGGCTGCAAATTGCGGGGAGTTTTGCAACCCTTGCAGCGCTGTTTGTTGTGCGGCGTCACCTCCCAACCCAATTAGGTTTTTCTGCGCCGTCATCGAGCCCGTTCCTGTGTCGACGTAAGGCTTCAACAACTCCTTAACCGCGTCAAACTGCCGCTGCTGCTCTGAAATGCCAGCTTCTGCGGCTTCTGTTTGCGCCGCTGCGGCTTGGTCCGCTGCTTTATTGGCCGCTTTCGCTTGTTTGTTTGCCGTAACCCCGCCTACGACTGCACTAGTCACCACCGCCGCCGCAACCACGCTCATATTAATATCCTCCAATTGTTTTTATATGCGTCTCGATAATCCACGCAAACCTCAGTACCTTGGTCTCCACCCCTGCATCCTAAGATTTCTTTGGTTGCAATCAAAAAAATGTCCCCATGAGCATCCTCTACAAACTTTGCATTGTGGCTAGGGTGGTGGTTTGTGTACCTCCCTAATACTGTGCGTAAACCCAGTATTCTTGCAGGACCAATAATTTCACCTTCTTCTATTGTTTGAGTCGCGAAAATTCCTTTCCCTTCAATCTGTGAGTTGCGAATTTGGATTTTCGGGAACAGAGACATTGGCAAATCAGCGAGGTCCGTTGTGTTTTCGGATTGTTTTCGAACAACTTGCTCCGAGGTTCCTAGCTCTTCTAAGGCTCGTACGTAATCATGCCGAGCCGTCTCAATAGACAAATTATTCTCAAGCTGCAAAAATGAGTAATGCTCTCGCCAAGTGTCGCTTTTCTCAATGTATGTGTCTTCGAGCTTGTCAATGTCTGTTTCCGTTGTTGGGTAAACATTCAACCAGACAACATCCTCTATAATGAACCCCATTTTTCTACCGGGTGGCGCGGTAAAAATCATTGGTGCTTGGAGTGTTTTCATCCCTCCAAATTCATCAAACATTACAACTTTCCCTTGAAGAAATACGTTCAGGTGTTCGGTTTTCTGGTGGTGGCCAATGGCAAACGTTCCGGCAGTTATTTTGACTTCGCGGATGTAGACGCCCGGCCCAAAATAATGAGCGACAGGGCATTCTATTTGCGGGAGTTGAAGCATTGTTGATTCTATTGCTTCGTGGGAAAGAACTGGCAGCATCATCACCTCAATGGTTGTGGGTTCTGGTGGCCCAACTGCTCAGATATGCACATCATATCACCATGATTTTAGTATGTAAACCAAGGTTTAAGTGATCTCTCGGCCCGATGCACTGATTGTCAATGCCGATGCAGTCCCCGCCAACGTTGAAATAAACCCACCGGGCTCAAGCACTTGCCCAACAAGTTCTGGGCAGGTGTAAGTTGTGTGTGGCGCAATTGATTTTGAATCGACCACCAAATTTGCAGACGAAGCAGAACCACCAGACGCCACAAGGTTTGCGCTAAAGGTTGCTGTGGTGGCTGTGGTGTTTGTGACCGTGAATTTGTCGACCACCGTCTTGCAATTCACCGCTGTGTATTGTGAGGTCTGTGAATTTTCCGCTTGTTTCCGAGGGATGATGTTTTTCACTGTAACTGTCATGATTAGGCCTCTCTATACCAAGTTGTTGTTGTCGAATCATACCTGAACGAACACCAAGAATCAGCGCCCAATGCTGTTGGAGCGCCTTTGACCGTTCCACCGCTGCACAACAACGAAACGGATGAAACTTGCTGCGTGCAAAAAATCCTAACTGTTTGCTGGTCTACGCTTGTTGCTGATGATGGTAGGTTAATTGTCCCGCTTGCAAAAGCCCCGGTTGGGGTGAGTAGAAACCAAACATCCTTGATCAACGATGTTGGACTAGTCACAGAAACACTAAAACCAGTAGCGGCGGGGCTTGCTCGTTGTGTTTCTAATCGTTGTGACGTTTCCCAAAATCCAGTCGTTGAGTTGTAAGCCAAAACATGTCTATCTGACACGCTACCAACGATCAAGTCTGAAATGTCCACCATGCTGACCGAAGAAGCATTCGGTAAGTAATCATCAAAAACTAATGGGTCGTTGATAGCATCAAAAATGTCTTGATCGACATTTTCTACGGGAGGCTCTAGGCCTAGACTTTCGTCAAGCATTGAGAGCATTTCAATGGCAAGGTTCGCGTAACTCAAAGCCAAAGACGCTTCAACCGCAACGCCTTCGGATACGGTTGGTATGTCCGTAGACACATCGACCACTAGTTTTTCAAACTGCCTGAGAGTTTGCGGGTCTCTGATAAATGCAGCGAGCTGGGCGCGTGTTAGTTTGAGTGACATATCACACTGCCAGAGGTTCGATCTTCATCTCAAGCCTCGCAACAGTAAGAAACGCGTCGCTGTGCCCTTGGAACCTCTGAATCCTCCAGTGTTTTATCTTCCCTTGTTTCAGCCATTTTATGCGGGTTGCAGTTTGAGCAAAACCACCAGCCCTTACAGATCTTTCGTCTGACCACACAACTCCATCAAATGAATGTGACGTTGATACTCTAGGGTCCGAACCGAAGGCGACGCGCCCAGTTAAACAAACCAATTCCATTTCATGTATCAGTGCTGACATGCCAGCATTGTAAATAATTGATGTGCTAAATTCCCAGCGCGACGGCTTGCCCCAGTGCGTTGACACCGAACCGTCAAGATACCCAACATTTGAATTGATCGTGCTGCCAACTAGCCATTTCCCGTAGCACCAAACATGGTATCGTGCAGCATAAACCCCGAAACCAGAAACGCCAGAGGTTAACGTGTACCATACAGGCTGCCCAGCTTCCTTTGTCGCATTTAGGTCAAACACCAAGGTTCTGTCAACCAAATGAATGAGCAAATTTGCATGCCCGTCACTAATCTTTGATTCAATATAAGCCGCCGCCAATTCGGTTTCAGTATATGAGCGGAGCGTTTGATCTATTTCCCGAGTGCTTACTCGTGTGGCTTGCGCGTTCTCGGCTAAATAAACGGCAGGTGGTTCGTTTTTTCCGCCGCCTACAAACGCGATCATGTCTTGGAAAACTGTGCAGCATGTACGGCTCAACGAGCCTTTTGGTATCAACGCCCCCTGAATCCGCTGAAATGGGAAATAATCCCCTCCAACGTTATCGAACGTTTCAATTGTGTATCTATTGACCGCGCTAACTTCGTTTCGGACTTTCACAATTGCCTGTATCCGGTCTGGGTCGGCTTCTGAGCTTCCGTATTTCAATGGGTTGATTGACATAGGGTCGTTAAGTTCTGTGACAATTAAACTCGTTCCGTCAGTTGTCATGAAATAACCATCGACCCAGCACACATCTTGAACATAACCCAAATCGGCATCAGTAACCTGTGTGATTGTTGAGCCGTTATAGTAATACAACAGGCCTTCAGCCGCAATCGCGAGCCGATCAAAAGAATAATCGAATTTAACCGGTGTAACCCCAGGAATCGAACCAATCTCCGTTACCGTCCCAATTTCTGAAACGATAACAAGCTCCTCCCCCATCACTCGATAACAAACACCATTCCAGCTCACCCCCCCACGGCAAGACCCGCCAGCAACCCCATTTTGCACAATCCCATCGGCAGGGCGCAAATACCCCTCAGAAATGCCTTGAGATTTTGGGACCGGAACCATGTTTATAGGGTACGCTGTCCGAAAATCTCCATCTGTCTTTGCGTAGGTCCCGCTCAGGATAGGTATTTGCATGGGTGCCTTATGCGTAGTAGATGTTCAAACCAACAACATCAGCAGCCGTTAAGGCCCCTGTATCTGAGTCAGCCGAGCCAGTTGTAAGAGCGTAGCCAATGCCGGTTGAGAAATACTGTCCAATCAAACCAAAGTCGATGTTAAACACGTCGCTTGGCTTCAATGGTATTGTGGCCACGGGCGTATCCGTTCCAACCGTTGGGGCCGAAGCTTTGTTGTACAGTTTCAGGTAGCGAACAGACGTTGAGGCGTTGTACCCGTAAACCTTGTAAACTCGCCCAGCCGAAGCTTTTGCGGATGTGGCGTTAGTTGATGCGGCAGCAGAGACAAGACGAGCAATTGAAGCCAGCCCCCCTGTTGTTGTTCTCGTCCCGCCAACCACGTCACCGATAATACTAGTAGACGATGCTAGAGTCTGTGTCCCCATATTTGCGACTGTTGGAACAGACGTTGCCAAATGGCTTATTCTGTAAGTCATTGCCCCGGACGTGTGCGCTGTTGCTCGAACCCTGAAAAACTTCCAACTAGACACATCAATGATACGGTAATACGCCGGAGTTGAAGCCAATGTGGTTTCCCCCGTTTCAATCGTAGCCGTGTTTGATCTTTGACCTCGGGTTTGATACCAAGTCCCGCTAGACCCGTCCCACTCGCCAGTTTCAGGGTCTACAGACGCATCATCCGACACCTCAAAAATAGACGAGTGCCCACTCAGTGATGTCGCTATCATTGACAAAATGACAGAACTAAAACCTTCAACTCTCGATGAAACTGTTTCGCCATTCGCTGAGATTTTTCCGATAACGCCCGATTTTTTTGGATATTCAATTGTTACTGTTGGCATTATTTACCCCAATCTGTACCATGTTTTTAAGACCGCATCATATTTTATGCGGAAGAATCCATTCGCTGAAAGCGTTGACGGTGCCCCTGTGACAGCAGTTGCCCCGTTGCCATCTATTGTAAGAGTTGTCACGCTCTGGGTGCAATTAACAAGCACTTGTTGCTTATCAACCACATTTGCAATAGCTGGTAGCACAATCGTACCAGCAGCAAAGCCAGCCGTTGGTGTCAAAATTAAGTGTACATCACCTCCATTTGCAGTCGGAGAAACGCTCACTGAAAAACCAGTAGAGGATGGTGCCGAATAAAGCGACTCGAACGTGCCAAAATGCACACTATCAAGATACGACTGGACAAAATCCAAAATAGCAGCGGCGGCGATGCTGCGGGTATTCCCCGCGCTTTGGTCGAAAAACGCAAAAAGGTCACCGTCTGCGAGTGAGTCCGATTGCGCCAAATCTGTAATTCTTGTCATATTGCCTCACAAAAAATCAAGGTTTCCGTCTCCGCCAGCCTCAAGCGGGTCAGTTGGTGGGAGTACTGTTTGTCTGGTCTGCCTAAACGTCTTGTTCCCAGCCCCAGCCGGGAGTGTGGCAGGAAATTGTTGTCCAACTGGTGTGACGGCTGTCGTCAGTAAAGAATTATAACTATCTGTCGCTAAATACTTGAGTTCAATCGGGACTGCTTTACCAAAACTCGGCGCAATTCGAATGGCAAGATTCGCCGCAATGGCTTCCGCTGCTGAGTCCGGTATATTCATCGATGTCGAAATATCGCTTGTATCTTGTCCACTCGGTATTGAGTAACCTACTCTAATGCCTTGCGACTCCCAAGACCCCATCATCATATCCAGTTTTCGCAAACCAGAGGCAAGCTCACTCGGGGTAGCCTCAAAAGCATACCCGCCAAGCCCGATATTATCGAACGCTTCCTCAATTAGTTGCCGTTTCGTCCAAGCCATTTGTTTCCCCTGCGTCACCCTCTGTTTTGGCCTCATCGGCAGTATCGGCGGGTTTCTTTTTACGCCCCTTCTGCGCTTTTGCGGATTCCTCGATTTTCATTGGGAAATCGACCCAACCATCAGCCAACAATGATTCAAACACGTCTCGTTCAGCAGCATCTACAATTTTTTCAGCGCCGTTTTTGTACAACACAGTTTTAAGTTTCATATCCACCTCAGTAGATAGGGGCCGAAGCCCCTAGGTTAGTTAGGTTTGGTTTTCCAGCATAATCCCAGCAAGCTCGTAGTTCAGCACCTCGACGTTTGCCCAAATGAACATGCGGTACTTGGCGACCAGCGTATCCACGTTGGAATCACTCAGCATCACGATTTGGATACCTGAATCGGTTGTTGCTTTCCGAACTTTCTTGCCTGTAGCCATGAACGGGTCTGTGTTGAAATCTGAGTGGATGATTTCAATGGCAGATTTTTCGTAGAAAACAGAAACGGGTTTTGTCACGGTGTTTAGAATCGTGATAGCGGCGTTGTCTGCTGGCGTGGTGTTGACGTTTGCATATGCAACTTGCGCAGCACTCGCACCATCCGCTGGGATGATTGACGGCGCAATTGTCCAGTTTGCTCCGTTGATTGCAATAATCCTGAAAGTTTTAAGTTGCCCTGTGGATTGTTTGTTGATATGCCCAACTGCATACACCCCGGCGATCGTGAAGCAATCCCCAACCGCGGCATTTGAACCAGTGTCAACAGCCAATGTTTGAGTCCGGTTATCAACTGGCAACCCTGCACTTGTGGCCGCTGGAGTTGTGTACTGGTTCGCGCCGTTGACAAGATAACCCGAGCCAGTTGAGCCAGTAAGAACTTTACCGTAATCCACACGGAACGTGTCGAACCCAGCAACCGGAGGCAAAGCCGAACGGGTGTAAGCGTCCATTGGGGCACCAGCCATCGTTCCACGGCTGGCAAGGTTTCCGGCCATGTTTTTAGCCATGCGAGGATTAAACAACATAACACGTTGGCCACGGGTAGCCTGTTGCTCAAGCATCAACGCATCAGCTTCGGCGGCCTCGTCATAAGTATCAATTGCAGACGTTGAGCGGACAAGCAACGTGCCATAAGTTGCAATCTTGTCTGCAACAAGTGTATCAATCTTGTTTGACAGTTGCTTGGTTGCCAAGTCTGTAATGTTTTTCATCATGTGCGGATTATTCAAATCCACGCCAGTGAGGCTTACAGGGATGTTACGCAGATGAGACTCGGTAAGAGTCGATGGAACTGTCAACTCTGTAAGGTCTTTGTAAGCTGAGCTTACATCACGACCATCCGTGATTTGGCTCATCATTGGCATTGGTCGGTAAAAAGTCTGCCCGGACTCAGCAAGTGAGCCAGCAGGTGGCTTGTATTGATTGACGTTTTTGGCTGTGACGTTGGTAGCATCAAAACCAGCGACAACATCTTCAAAAAAGATGTCAACTTTCGAACTGAAACTATTAGCCATTTGAGACCCCTAATTATTTTTGAGATTGTTTTCGGCGATGAGCAATAACTTTACTGTAGTCGCCTGTTTTTTCTGCTTCGGCCCTCAAACGAGCAAGCGTCGAATCGACCGAACTTGACGTTTTCCCGCCTCCAGACGCTACTGTTTTTTCTGGTGGTGGTGCCGTTTTCCCTTTTGTAACTTTCAATTGTGCCTCCAACTTCGCAACTGCGAACGTGAATTTAACAGGGTCCGTAATTGCGCCAAGCTCCTTAGCACGCTTCGGATTTTTACCAAGTGCGTAAACGATCAGGGCCGGATTATCAGACCCTTGGACAATGATGCCTTGCTGAGTCGCTGAGAGAGTGTCCTGCACAATTGCTTCAGTCTCATCAAAATCCCGAGCTTTCAGTTCGGTCTTTGATTTAACATAAGCTTGTACACGTTGCTCCCAAGCTTCCTTTTGGGCTTCTTCTGCTTTTTGTGCTTCTGCTTTTTGAGCATCCGCTTGCCGTTTTTTTTCGTACCAGCCAGCAAGAGCCGACTCATACGCATCCGTGTCATAATCAAAATCATCGAGTTTAGGTTTCGCACCCACTTCAACTGGCTTATCCTCAGTTTGCTTGGTCGCTTTTAATTGTTCCTCTAATTCTCTGATTCGTTTTTGGTCTTCCCGGTTTTTTCGGCGCAGCTCTTTTACCCATTTGGGTGCCTTTGCATATTCCTCGTCTTCCTCTGGTTTATCATCGCCAATCGTGACAACAAGATCACCTTCGGACTCTTCGGATTCTTGCTCGTCGCTTGCTTCTGACTCTGATTCATTTGATTCTTCTGCGTCTGACTGATCATCCTTGGCATTTTCATCAATTTTTTCAAGTTCATCCGCTTGCTGTTCCCCTTCAAAGTCATCATCACGTTCTTGCATTTTCGTTTCTCCGTTTTCTCGCCATGTAAGCGTGGCGGTTGCTACTACATCGCCGGGGGCGTTTGATCTACCACCGTGCTAGTATTCTGTGGCTGCCCAAATCGGTCAATTACTTCAAGTGCTTGCTGCTGCTCATTAGAGTCGACCTCGGACATCACTTTAATTGTATCAGCTTTTGCTTTCTCTGCTTGGTTGATTGTAAGCACTGTTTTCGCCCGTGCTGCTGCTGCGTTTGCTTCGGCTTCCGCTGCGGCTGCTTGCAGATATTGAGTATTCGGGTCAGGTGCTTGCCCTTGTGCCTCTTGTGCCATTTGCTGAGCCTCTTCTTCTGTAGGCTTCACTGCCCCCATTTTCAATAATTTGTGGCGGAAAAAGTCACGGACATCGTCAACGCCTTCGCCCTCTATGTTCATCATTGCCATTGCTTGCAGGACTTGCGCTGCTTCCGGGTCGCTTGTCATTGTCATCATCGATGTAAGTGCCCTGACTGTTGACGCCCGTTTACTCTCACTCGATGGGCCAACAGACACAGCAAGATCAAAGTCGGCCTCGCCCAAGTTGTTTATCGTCTCAATTTCTCCGGTGGTTTTGTTGACAATCGGTTTGAGTAATTCAATCGACTGTGGTTTATCTTGCCGAGTGATACCTTTTACTTTACGACCTTCGTCTGCGTACACCTCTTTAGCTATACTTAGCCAGATTTCGCCAGACCTTTTAATTGCTTTTGCCATGTTTGACATATAGATGTACGTCTGCATGTCAAGCTTGTTTTGTATCAATTCAACGGCTTTACCACTTAGGTTTGGTTGTATTTGCTCGCCTGCCTCAGTGTTACCAAGCACCTCGCGGATGTCTTGGTCTGTGATTTGGAGCAGGGCCGCCATTGCGGGTGGTATGGCTGGTGGTTTTGTGTACCCAACGGGTGGCGCGGGTATTTTGTTCCCGTTCCCATCGTCAATCTGGTTGATCAGTAGATAAGGGTAATTCTCAAGGGGATCCTTGGCCCACATATTCTGATGGCCAGAAATCTGTTGTGGCGTCAGTATTGGTTTCTCGACGCTCGACAATGCACTGATTTCACCAAGCTTCGACAGTTGCATATTTTTGAGCCGTTGAGCATCTTTAGCGAGTCTCACGTGACCCATGCACCGCTCGACACCGTCCACAACCCAGCGTTTCCCGTACACAGGAACTATCGGGATGTGTTTACCTGCGATTCGCCCACAGTCTTCCAGCACGCAGCCACCAGATAATATGTACTTATGCACCACTTTGCATTTTATGTTTTTCGACTTGATTAGTTTGTACCCAGTTGCTTTCAGTGTTTGCTCAAGCGTTTCATCTGTTTCAAAGTCCTCTTCTCTGTATTTCTTTTCCTCCCCGTCTAGCGTTTCCCAGACTTGCACTGTATCGGTCTCTTCTTCAATTTCGTAATATTCCGCAACAAATACCAGTCCATCAGTAGACCAATCAAACTCCGTATTTGTAATTTCTTTCGACCAAGACTCCGGCTCGTCGTCGTACTCATCTCGGTACGCTTCGTCACTCATCGCAGTTAGCACAAATGCGTACTTTGCGTCTGATTTATCCTGTCTTTTAGCGTTTGGGTCAAAAAACACACATGAGTCAGCATCAAAGATTGGCTCGATTTTTATTTGTTGATGATCATTGTCCTCATCCTCATCGTCCTCGTAGCACGCACGTAGCCGCCAAGCACCAAACCCACCACCAACGGCCTCTTCGAACGCATTGTCATACGCCTCGTCTGCGACACTATCCTGCTCTGTCGCTCTGTAAAGCATGTCGCATGTATCCGCAAGTTTTGAGCGGTCCTCGCCGTCTTTGCTTACAAAGTCAACGGTTATCCGGTTGTTCCTGTACTCGTTGATGATTTTGATTACAGCAAGATGGATTTTATTAACTTCGAATTTTGGCTTATTTTCAAACTGATCTCCAAGCGCCCCCTCCCACTGCGCCCCAGCGATCGAATAAAAGCGTCGGTCTTGTAGGCATTGCAAGCGCTCATCCTTGACTGCCGTCTGTATTTTCCCCATGCGCTCCACCGCCCGCGCATGTACCTCGGCTAGTCGTTTGTTTTGACGTGTCTTGCTCATCCTCGACCACTCCAATGGTTAATTATTTTTTCAGGGTCAATTTTTGTATCTGTGTCAATCAAGCGGATAGGCCACTCATAATCAACCATATAACCAACAGCCGTTGTAATGTGCTGATAATCGGTTTCGTCTTCCAAAAACGTGGACCCTTTTTTGATTGTAACAGTAGCGAGGCCTTTGTTCAAATAAACACACTTCTGGGGGTTGACAAAAAGGCTTGTTTGGCCATTGGCGTTTAGTATTTTGCATCTTACAGCGTTTTGCCTGTCTTTGATTGCTGGAGCCGCTTTTTTTACACGGCGCTCAACCTGCCAGTTGTTGGCCCTTAATATCTGCTCCATCTCAGTGTAATCAGACGCGTGCCCATGTTTTTCCCCGGCCCGCCCAGCAGGGTCACCGTAAATAATCACGTGCCTGTTTTTGTGGTCTTTGTACCGATCAACAAATTCAAGCGCCGATTGTCTGCTAATTGCTGACTCCAGCACGATCTCATCGAGACAATACAAATCATCCCCGCGCCTTACCCCTACCCCACTCGAAAGAGGGGTAAAGTTGAAGTCGTGGAACCAAAGTAGTTGCTCGTGCGTTTGTATTGTTGATGATGTGTGATTGTGTGTGCCGTAGTCGTCATAGACACGCCCAGAAGCGTTTTCAAACGACGCTTCATACTCTTGCCGATACTGCCGTGCTGACATTCGCCGCTTGGCCGCCTCAATTGTTTCCGGCGGCAAGATGTCTGAGGATTTCCAGGTGTAAATACCCCAGTCGGGGTCGCCTGATGTCCTTGCGTACTCCGCCATGTCGTAATAATGATTGAGACCATCAGGCACGCCGATTATCCAGCACCAAGCTTTGTAAGTAGGATTAGTCGGGTTGTATGTGTCAAGAGCTGGGCTAATGTTTTCTTGCCACGCCCCGTCTTTAACGTCCGCGATTTCGTCAATCACGCCACCAGCCCACAGCACCCCCTCCATGCGTTGCGGTTGGTCCAATCCAATCAGACTGAGACTTGACCCATTTGGATAGTAGATAATAAGGTCGGACTCGCTTGGTTTTTTTGGCAGTATTGACGCAAATGAGAGTTTTTTGAGGTCAGACCAGTAAATCCGCTTAACTTGGTCTCGAGTTGGCGCTGCAACAAAATAAGGGCCCGGTGAGCGCATCGCCTCTTTGACCACGTAACGTTTGGCACGCTCCGTTTTCCCACTGCGACGACCAGCGGGTACTACCTTGACCCGCTTCTTGTCGTTGATAAGCGCGGTCTGGATTGGGTGGTCAATTAATTTATACCACCGTGCCAACTCGCTATCTTGCGGCTTCAAGGCTTCAGTCCGGTAACCGCTTAGCTAACTCGGACATAGCCGATGCCAGCATTGTCGACGCATCAATCTCGTCTTTCTTATCTGTTTCTCGCCATCCCGCCTGAGTCTTCAGGAAAAAAATCATTGATGCCGTGTCTCCATCCCTTGCTTTTTTTACCAAACTTTGAGCCACCGCCGCGATTGCTTTGCTTTTGCCAGTTTTGTACCGCTGATAAACCTCGGGCTGCCGTTTAAAAATCTCGTGTAGAGTGTCTCGATTTATGCCTAAGTAATCGGCGATATGCTCTTGCCCTATGTATGCTGCTAGAGCCTCAATTTGTGCTGCTTGCTCCTCGCTGATGTTTTTGCGTGGCCTCCCCCCTTTGTTTTTTGACTTTTGCTCTGTCATTTTATGCGCCCTCTTAAATCATCCCAGTTGACTGTATCACCCCCAAGCATATCAAGCGCCTCTAGTTGATCAAGTCTGCTGTTGCATATGATCTTGATTGTATATTCTTTTGGCTCATTTGTGTCAAGTTCCGGCGCTTCCGGTCCCTCTAACCCCAAAATATCAACCAACTCCCCCGCATCAAACCCAAGCAACTCGATTTCAAACTCGTCATCTTTCAACTCTTGGATTTCGGCGGAAAGAATTTCAAGGTCCCACCCAGCGTTGAGTGCCAGCTTGTTGTCCGCAATGATCAGCGCCCGTTTTTGTTTGTCTGATAGCCCAGCTATGCAAACAGTAGGGACCTCATCAAGCCCGGTTTGTTTTGCTGCCTCAAGTCGACCATGGCCAGCGATGATCGTATTATCCTCATCAATCAAAATCGGATTGGTAAACCCAAACTCTTTGATTGATTTTGAGATTTGCTTAATCTGCTTTTCGGAGTGTGTGCGAGAGTTGTTTGCGTACCCTTTCAGGTCTTTTATTGCTAGGTATTTGAGTTCTAGTTTTCGCATTTTTAATCCTGTTTTTGGTCGCGCGAGAGGGATTCGAACCCGCAACCGGCGTATTATGAGTACACCGCTCTAACCTTTGAGCTATCCTTGCATTGCAAAACTTGACGGCAAGATTCGAACTTGCATCCACACAGCACCCGCCGTGTACTTTATCCGATTAAGCTACGTCAAGAAAACAACCAAGCAAACCCATATTAACTGATTGACCGATGGTTTTCAAATAGTTTTTCGAGTTTTCGCGCAGTCGAAGCCCATGTTTTTTTGGTGCTTATGATCTGTTCGTCAGTAAGTTTTTCTTGGGTTTGCACTGTGTCTAAGTATTCCAAAATTTCTTTGGCTCGCCCTCCATGCCGCTTGATAATGCCAAGCTCAAAGTTTTTGACGTCACCCCCCAGCATTTGGTTGCACCGGTGGTTGTGCTGCAAGTACGTATTGAGCCGCTCAAACCGTAGATCAGGCCGCGCCCCACGACTTTTAAAATGCCCACATGCCCACGTGTCATTGCCCTTGGTCTTGCCGCAGCTTATGCACCTTGGAGGCTCGCCGAGGTTTGCGTAATACAGCAACTCCTCGGCCCTGCGCATCCGGTTAAACACTGTTTGCAGCTCGTTAAGCTTTCCCGCGTAGGTCATTGCTGCGAGTCTTTGTGGGCCTTTAAGCTTTTTATCCACCCTCCTCGCGCTGGTTTGCAATGCACAATCAGGGCTGCAAACAGCTTGCAATGGCCTGATTGGCGTGTATTTGACACCGCACACCTTGCACTTTTTTGGCTTAATAATCGGTTTGTCTTGCACTTAATTTCACCCCTCTCTCTGCGGCCACGTAGTTGATAAATTCTAAAAACTCCGAAAATTCGCGCCTGCTGAACTGCCTAGTCCTAAGCCCCAACATCACCACCCCCTGCCCGTCCAGAGACTGGGCTAGGCGGATTGATTCCCGCCGAAATGCGGCGGTCAGGATGTCTTTCCATTCGCTCCCTGTGAGCGTTGTCATGTGCCCATTTACTGGCCATTGGAGTTGCTCCGCAAAGTCTTTGAGCAAAGGCCACAATACACGGTTTTGAGCGTCCGAGCGTTTTTCTTCGGTCATCGCCATGCCAACACCTGGGCCCAGGTGAATTTACGAGATAGCCTTGATAAGGCCTCATTAAAGTCCGACTCTGTGACGTAATCATCCTTGACCATGTAAGCCTTATGCGCCAAATACCAACGCGGTCTCCTTGGTGCAAAAAGGTCATCAGTTACCACGCGGATGGCTCCGGTAATTATGCATTTTCCAACGTATACAAAATATTGAGATCCTGCCGGATAACCACAACAAATCCTTTCCCATCCGTGTAGTCCTAGTAATTTTTTGAAAAATCTAATCATTTTCGTGGCCACAAGAAATTGATCTTGACACGTGCTTTTTTACGCTCAGTCGTTTTATAAAGCCGACAAACATCTGTCGCACCCCTCGCGGGTGCGTGTGCCGAGGTTATTAAACACCCCACTCGTTATTTTGCTCAACTGTCTGCGTTGCCACCAAAAATTTACACGTATCGTCTGTGTAAAATCCGACAACAATCAACCCGTTTTTTAGCGTCTCTTTTGCTTTGGCTACAAGATCAAACTTATCAACGATTTTAGCCATTGTGTGTTTTTGGTTTGCCAAAATAAAACGGTGCACAGTGTTGATTTTTTGCTCTGCTTTTTTTGCGCGTGCTACTGCAAGATTGTGCGACTCAACCTCTAGCAGTGCTGCAAGCCCAGGTGTTGGGCGTAGGTCGTCATCGTCATAGTTGCCTAAAAATACACTGTATTTGATATCTGCTGTGTTTGATGTGATTGCGCTCATGGTTTGCTCCGTTGAGTTTGCGTTGTCGATGAATTATTAGAACACACATGGGAAATAATTGCAAGTGATTTTGATGGGTTAGCTCTTTGAAATTGCCTTTTTGTTTCTGCATTCTTTTTTTTGAAAATTTAGCGTTCGAACAACGCAAAAAAACAAACTAGGGCCACCCACGGGTGATCGTTGAAAATGGCCCAAATCATTACGCAAAGTATCAACATGTCAAAAAGGAATATCATCATCTAAGTCGGCAAGGCTACTCGGCTGGTCCCTGCTTGGATCCCCTTTTCCCTCCCTCGCCCGTTGGTACTCGTTTGCTGTTGCTTGCGGTGCTTGCCTTTGTTGGTGGCCACCAGCATCATCACGCCCTCCAAGCAGTTGCATGGCATCGGCCACAATTTCGGTGGTGTATTTGTCTTGGCCGGATTGGTCTTGCCACTTCCGAGTTTTCAGACGGCCTTCAATGTAAACGGGCTTGCCTTTTTTGCAGTATTCGCCTGCAATTTCAGCCAAACGGCCATAAATTACGACACGGTGCCACTCCGTTTCCTCTTTCCGCTCACCGCTGTTTTTGTCTTTCCAAGACGAGGTGGTGGCCACCGACAAGTTGGCGACAGCATCGCCGTTTGGCATATACCGAATGGATGGGTCTTGGCCCAAATTGCCGATCAAAGTCACACGATTAACTGACGCCATCAAACACCTCCTTGAGCGACTGCAACCGCAAAACCAAAACAGGCCAAAACGGCAAAAAACAAACTACAAGCAAATGCGCCTTTGAATTCCAACCTTTTGCAAAATCGATCAAAAGCAGCACAACCAATAAAAAAAGAAACAACAAAAAAAACAAGGGAAATTAATTTCGCAAAAACGTAAGCATCCATCACACCACTCCTTTTTTAGACCCATACGGAGCCCGTTTAACTGTTAACCCACCATGGATTTGCTTAAAACTGAGCCGCTCAAAATGCTCTAATGCGTCTGTGATTTGCTTGTGCGTCGGCTGCAAAGGTACAACCAACCCGTTTATTACCCGCCCAACTGTTGGGCCAGACACCCCAGCTTTTTCACCGACCATGCCGAGCGTTATTGATTTATCACGCTTCAGATCAAAAAACCGCTCTTTCAAACTTTTCTCATTATTTTTTTTCATTCGGAAATCTCCCCGTTTTTAACATTAAACACTTCAAAATTTGGTGGTAAGTTTGTCGGCACTTTGTTCAGCGTCCCAAAAATCATCGCCGTTTGAATCTGCCCACGGTCTACCAACTCGTTCAACAACACGAGAAGGTCCTCACGCCCTTTGGCATCCAACACATCAAAACGATCAAGCGTAAGCAAGCCAAGGCCAGATAGCTTAGACACAGCCGCAGCGATCAAGGCATCAACACGCCATTTCTCGGACTCAGACAGCATCGAGTAATCTTTCCGCGCGTATCTGATACCCATGTCCTGATCAATTTCAACCGTGCCCCACTCAGCCACAACACAATACTCTGACAGACATGCGTTGATTGGCCCCAGTGCGCTTGTCATCAACTCTTTGGGGATACCATCGGGCGATAGCATGTCAGCAATTTTTGACAATTCAACAACTGACAAATGCGCATCCTTGGCCTTTTGCGTTGCGTCTGCTGACTGTTTCGCCTGTTCGTTTGCTTTCTCAAGATGCTTGATTTCGGCCAATGCTTGCGCGTGCATTTCCTCGGCCTGAGCCATGTTTTTTCGTAGCAGTTCGATTTCGTCCGTTGGGTCTTCGGTTTCTGCAACCATTTTTTCAATTTCTGCCGCCCGTTTTGCTGCCTCGTCAGCTTCAGCTTGATCGCGCTTGCCATTGCCAACGGCGTTTTGCATCAGTTGCAGGGCTTTTTCGTATTCGGGCAGTTTTGATTTTTCCTCTTCATCCGCGATACCCTCGCCGATTTCCCCATGCTCTTTTGCGTATTTTTCCAGCAGCGCGGGGACATTGCGAGCAAACTCAAACTCCCCCCAGGCGGCCACGTTGTCGTTTAAATGGTAGCCATCAACGCCGTTCGAATCATCCATTAAATCGTTAAAATCATGCAATGCCCTAGCCATCTCATGCACAACGCCAATTTTTCTGCCACCGTTTTCGCTTTGCTTTGCTGCATCGACTTTTGCTTGCCAAGCCTTTAGCTCATCCTCGTCTTTCAAAAGTTTGTCTTGGATGCGTGCGTATTTTTGAGCTTTTTCGCGTATGGCTCCAAGCCGCTGCTTATCAAGTTCAACCTGCAAAAACCTGGTTTTTTGTGCTTCGAGGGCACCAAGGCGCTGGTGTTTCATGCGCAAGTCTTGTTCTAAGCCTTTGGATTTTTCCGTCAACTTGTCAAGCGCCGCTTGGTCAAATTGTACGGTTTCACGCGCCCACGATTCGGCCTTTTTTTCGCCGTAGGTTTCGCCCGTGATGTTTCGCCATACTGCCTTTTCTTCGCGTGCTTTTGCTTGGGCCTCTTTGTGTGCAGCATCAAACCCGCCGCGCAGGTAGGGCAGGATTACATCGACCTTTTCAGCCGCAGCCCCAAGCTCAATCATCCGCGCCTTTGTTGACTCAAGCCCCGTTTTTACGCCCATCAGTCCAAACAAAAATGACCTGCGCTCGCTTGCTGTAAGGCTTGCAAACCGTTGAGCATCAAGCACGTATGATAGCGCAGCAAGGTCTTTAAAATGCGCCCCATCGCCACTCGGCAGAGCAATAGAGCAATCACCTTCGGAGGTGCTTAATCTAACACCACCGTTCTCTCGCCCACTTGAGACCAATTCCGAATAGTTTTTTTTCAGCGCAACACGGACCGATTCTCCGGTTAGCGCCATGCGCACAGCTTCGGAAATGCTTGATTTCCCCGCACCATTTGACCCGCAAAACAAAGAGATAGGTCGTTCCAAATCCACAATTACATGCCGTGCGCCAATAAAGTTTGAAATTTCGATTGAGTTGATTTTCATTTTTCACTTGTGCTTGTTATTTACACGTTAATTATACACGCTTGATAAATAATTTCAAGCGTTATTCGATGTTTCCAAAGCTTCCACGACTTGCCCGTGAGTTTGGTTTTTGCTGTTGTTGTTCAGCTTCTGCCATTTCAGCGGCTTTGATTGCGGCTGCTTCTTCGGGAGTCGGCTGCCAGTTATTTTGCTGAGTTTGCTCAAGTTGCTCTTGTTTTTGCTCGGGCTTCTTTGGCTCTTCTGGCGTCTGCTTTTTTATGTCAGCAGCCGAAACAGCGGCAGACTCAAACCAATCGGATGCGGAACTCATGCCGTCTTTCAGCGATGTAAAAATCTTTCGTAGACCAGCCATTTGGGCGGGAACGATTGTGTCTAATCGGCGCTGGATACGTTTTTCGATTTGCTCTTTTGTCACGCCAAAAGATTCAAATGCCGCAATCATTTTTTTGATGGCCTCGGGCGAAGTGTCAATTTTTGTCTGTAGTGTGGTTTCGCATTGCGCGACAGCAGACTCAACAACGTCACCCGGAATGATCGACAAGATACACGCACGCAAACGGCGAGCCCCTTGGTTTGCCACCATCTCGTAAATATCACGCGGGTCTTCCAATTCTTTCCGACCTGCGCGGGTGTAGCGTACATGATGGACTTGGAAAGTAACCTCCCTGCGGGTGTTTGTTTCAACGTCCCACGCGTAGGCTTGCACCGTGCTTTCTCCGTTCCGCTGTTCGATTTCGCGCAGACCAAATTGCATATTTCCCCAATTTTGGGCAAGTGCCTCAGCCAGCCGGATTGAGGGGCCAGTCACTTCCTGCCCCCCTCGCCCGTAGGAGTACACTGCCACCTCTGCAAGCGCAGGGCGTGTACATGCGTTCAAAATCCGATCAATTGCTTTTACCGTGTCACGCGGGGCCATGCGTGCGCTCATAATCGCCGCTTGCACTTCGGCAACTGCTCTGCTTTGGTCAGTGTTTGCCAGCGCGTTTGTTGGTTGATTTTTGAGTGTTGCAAGGCTCATTGTTTCATTCATTTTAATTCTCCTTTTTGTTTCAATTATTTGTTATATATTTCAAACGTCCCATCATCTTTAACTTGCACGCCTTTAAATTTAGGAAGATTAAAACAAGCGTGGATTTCGCATTGAATTCCATTTTTTAATTTCTCTATTTTTTCTTCAAGTTCTTTAATTTTATTTTTGTTTTTACTACTTTCGTCCATGATTAAATTTTTTGATTCAGAGCCACAACAAATATCCAAGCTTGTCTCAAGTATTCTTGAAATTGATTTTATTTGGTCTGTTGATAAGTCGATTTCAAGTTGATCTATCGCATATTCAAGACTAATTTCAATGTCTGTGTAATTAACCATTTTCATTCTCCTGTTTTTCCATGTTTTGAAACTCTTCTTTAAATTTTTCAATTCCTTCTGATGCGCTTTTCCTTAAAAGTAGCAGCAAGCTATCTTGATCATTTGCTTGCTCTAGCAGTTTTTTTTCAGCAAATTCAGCGATGCGCTTGTAATCATTTTTATTGCTTTCGTCAAACTTTACACCCATATTTATAGATTCCATTTTTCACTTGTGTTTTTATGTTGACGAGATAATTATACGTAATTGCAAAATAGTTGCAAGTGCTTTCTTTTGGTTTTATTGATCAATCATGGTAAGGGCAGCTATTCCAGCGGGGGCAATAATCCGGCGCACACAGCATACTTCTTGGGTTTGGGTAAAATCTGCCTGATTTGAACATTTCAGCCGCAAACTCAATGAGCCCAGGGTGCTCTTCAGTACCGACCATCACCCGCTTTGCGTTTGTAATTTCGCCCGTAGCAATTTCGGCCTTGCCCTTAGTCTTCAACCCAATGATTTCTGCTGGCGAGCTGATTGTTTGTCCAGTAGTATGCTCGTACAGTAGCTCGTAAGTCCCAATCTGGGGCCCGTGACCTTTCGTGACCGCCACCCCTTTTTGGACTGATGTTCCACCCGTTTTAATGTCGGCAATGCCCACGCCGCCCGAGGTCTTGCGGATTCGAGCGCGGTCCATAGTGCCCGTGAGCCTGACCACAACACCACCGCCGCAATCTATATCAAGTGGCTTGGTTTCCATTTCCACGCCCACAAAATCATACTTGGGCGACACCTCGGCGCAGTATTTTCCAAGTAAAATCGACCCAATGGACTCGGCCTCCGCAGCGGTCAAATCATCTTTGTTTTTGTCGTACTCGTTTGCTGGGTCTTTGAGTTTTTCAACAAATGCGCCCGTTGCATCGTCAATTGTCACCCCTGACCCATCAAGCCGCCCTTGGTCAAAAACGGCGGTGCCCGTGTGTATTGCAGTCCCAAGCGCCGCGCGAAGGCCTACAGTGTTTTTCATCCCGAGCAAATGCACCCCCTCCCATTTGTAAGCACAGTCAAAAAGTGAGGCCCATGAGCTGGCCCGGATTGTTAGCGATGGATTACTCATTTCATCCCCCAAATAGGTTGTGGAAAAACGGCGGTATTTTGTCAGCGCACACGATTAAAACTGCAAGTGGGAAACTAACAATAAAACCAAAACAGATTTCTGCGATTATTTGCTTGAGTGTCATTTTGTTTCCCCATCTGTGTTAATTACGCTTGTGCTGCAATTTTTGCTTTGTATGCTGGCACCAAAACCATCACGCTAAATTTGTGATACTCGTTGCCGTTTTTTTGCACGACTAAGTAACTCAAGTCACTCGCGCGCGCATACTCATCCAGTGATTCCCATTTTTGGCTGTCTGCTGTTGCCAGCAAATAATCAAATCCTTCTTGCATTGCGTCCCGTGATTTTTGTGGTACTGCGGTCCAAAAACGATTACCACAGCGTTTGAATGCCTCAAACTCATTTGCAATGATTGTTTTGATGTTTTGTGCTTTGGTTGTTAGTGTTGTCATGATGTTTCTCCGTTTGCGTTGTCGATGAATTATTAGAACACACATGGGAAATAATTGCAAGTGATTTTGATGGGTTAGCTCACCAATTGGCTAACAAATCTTGACTGCAAATTTTTGCTTGACAAGTACTCATGTAAACGTCTAAACTGCAAGCACGCTGTGAGAGGCGTATAAGATGGTCGAGCTAGTCCCTTTTGATGGGCGTATTCGGCCCGTATCATAACCGTCTGGTTGACCGTCTCGGAATTCTCACCTGAGTACGTCCACCAAAAGGGATTCAACATGTCTAAATCAGATTTTTTCGGTCTAATGCGCCATCCAAAATGGCAAAAACGCAGATTAGAAGTATTAGATATTTTCAACTTTACTTGCACACAATGCAGAGCGGGAGACTTAGAGCTTCATGTTCATCACAAAATTTATCGAACTGGGGCAAAGCCCTGGGAATACGATGATATAGAATTAACAGTTATTTGCAAACCATGCCATGAAAAAGAAACCGAAAGAGTAAGAGCGATTCGAGAGGCTTTTTTTATCTACGGAGATGCCAAATCAATAGACGCGATGGCATATACAATCATGCCCGGTTGCGTTACATTAAAAAGTCAAGAACAGGTTAGTTTGTCTGAAATTTACGACAAAACAAATTCTATGAAATTACATGAATTGCTTGAGGTTATTCAGAAGATTGATGAAATTTTCGAGCGCAGACACAAGCCTACCGGAAGGTGTTTTTCATGAAGCAAAGAGATTCGAGAATTAATTCACGGCTATTTTTGTCAAAAAACAAAAAGGCGAGGTGTTAAATGGCTAGGATAAGGACTATTAAGCCGGAGTTCTGGCGGAGCGAGAGTATGGCCTCGGTTTCTCCTGAGGCGTGCCTCCTGGCTGTAGGTTTATTAAATTGCGCTGACGATGAAGGCTATTTTTTAGCCAACCCAAGCCTATTAAAAGCGGATGTTTTCCCACTACGGGAGTTATCCGGTAGTATTCCCGACCTGCTCCAACAGCTGTCAAGAATAGGGTATATAGAGCTGTTCGTGGACTCAGTCGGCAAGAGCTACGGAAGGGTTGTGAATTTTCTTATCCACCAATCAATCAATAAACCAACTCCAAGTAAAATCAAAGACTTAGGATTAATCCCAGACGACTACGGGAGCTCTACGGTAGTACTCCCTATAGGAAGGGAAAGGAAAGGAAAGGAAAAGGAAGGGAAAGGAATGGAAAGCGCGAAGCCTTCGGCTATCGCTTGCCCCCCTGATGTCCATGAGTCTGTGTGGTCGGATTGGTTAAACCTTCGCAAGGCAAAGAAAGCGCCAGTTACAGAAACGGTGCTCAAGGAAGCCATGCGAGAAAGCGAGAAGGCGAATATGACCTTTGAAGACTTTTTAAAAGAGTGGTGTGTCCGTGGCTCGCAAGGGCTGAAAGCAGAATGGATTAAGCCAGCAGAAAAAACGAGGGCAACTGCCCATCCAGGATTTTCAAACAAAGATTACTCGGGTGGCAGGATGAGCCTTTCCGAACAAAATATGGAGGCGGCACGCGAAGCGAAAAGGTTGATTTTTTGTGACCAAGAAGGGGTTATAGATCATGAATAATAAAGAATACGACAAATTCACGGCTACGTTGGCTGCGGTCGGGGAGCTGTACGGGAAGAAATTGAGCCCGGTTGCGATTGGAATTTACTGGGGGAGCTTGAAGCAATTTGCTTATCAAGACGTGGCTGAGGCGTTGCA